CATATATAATTATATATTTTAGCATATTTTAATATAAGTTGATGTCAAAATGATGTCAAAAGTGCAAAAAAATAAGGGGCACCTACTTTTATAGTAAGTGCCCCTGTTTAATAATCAAAAGTTGTCTGCATATCCGCCTTTATGCAGTAAGGAGAAATGGGATCACCTCCGAATTATCTTCGTAAAGCACCAGCTAAGAAAAGAGCAGCATTACTAATCGCCCAGGTATCACGTTGACGGCGTAACCTTTGTTCAGTTCTTCGGTTGTTCTTTAGTTCCGTTTTCAACTCGTCTAATGATGTCGAGGCTTCGTTCAATTTCGCTTCTTGCTGCATCGAGATATTCGAGGCCCTCGCCAATTCTTGCGCTTGTTTCTCGTTGATTTGTTTCAAGTCGCTCAACGCTTGCCCCTGTTTCTCGTTGATAGTCTTGAGCCTGCTCAATTCGTCGCCCTGCGTCGCTGTTAAGCTGTTGGCTTGCTGCAATGCTTGCTTTGAGTTGTTGATTGAGTTTTCTGCTTTCGTCAAGCGCCATTTGAGTTCGTTCCAACTGCTCACGGGTACGCTGATAGTCGGTTCTTGTATCGAGGTACCCTCTGACGAGGCTGCATGCGAAACAGATGAGAATAATACTAAGAACACCAATAACAACGCGATTTTCAGTGAATGAAGAAATAATTCTGTTCTTGATATTTTCATACATCACACACCCCCTATATTAGTCTTGGTCTGTCCAACGAGCGGCCCAGCCGCGCACATCAACATGAACGAAATCTTGATTGTAGTATTTACCAATACCATCGGCGCCACATTCCTCGGCCACTTCGGCGAGGTAGTCAACGTTAATGCCGTCATAGGTTATGTCGGCCGCCGTTCCCTCAACGTGTTGAGAGTCAGGAACACCGCCAACTTCTGCATTATGTTCTGGGCAACGATAACCGCTTAATACTTCGATTGGTTGCCCAATACGTTCGCGAATGGCGTCTAATACGTCAACCAAACGCTTATCAATGATATGGTCTAGAATAGGATGACCTTCACCATCATAACCATGTCTACCGCATTTGCAAGCAAACTCAAAATCATCAAAATAAGTTCCTACTTTCATAAGTACACCTCTTTCAAATATAAAAAGCTACGTTTCCAATAAATGAACGTAGCAACAAAAACAGCACCATATTATTTTTTTAAAATCAAATCTACCTTAGCATGTACTACATCAAGAAGTCCTGCTATAGCTGTATTACCACCATCTCGCATATTTTCTAAAATGGATAAAAATTCTACGGATCCTAAATACAACCATACTAGATTTACAGCGAACGCATATGCACCTGCCATGTAATCAAAACACCAGGCAGCACCAGTCGCTAGGCAATAGGTTAATACTTTTGTTACAAAGGGTTTTCTCATGTGTTTAGATGAGATAAGCCCTTTCCCCCATGCTGCAGGAATAGCAACATATTTATCCCAACCACTTATATTATCAGGATTAGCTCCCATATCAATTAGCATTGTATAGCTAATAGCTGACCAACGAGTGATTAAATCAAGAAATACCAGGATAATAAATATCCCTAATACCTGAATGTGTTTTAAACCGAGAATATATATTGCTACTTCAGCAATAATCGCAAGTACAGCTTTAATGGCAAACGACTCGGATAAGGTCTTCCACGCTTCACTAATAAAAGTAACTATTTCTTGCATCTATTCTCCTTTCGTTGGTTCAGCTTCGCTTTCGTTCAAAGAAAGCAAATCATTGTGCACGCATCCTACAGTTGGACACGTTCCATCATCATTAAGAACTTCCCAACAGTACTCACAGAATTCCATTACTGGAACTTTACTATCACCGATATATTTAGGCATATTATTGCACCTCCTTGATTCGTGCTACCATTTCGCTATTCAACTTAATATATTGAGTGCTAATTGCATTAGTAGGTTTTCCCATAAGTAGCAATCGGCGTTGAGCTTCTTCTAGTGTCTTAAAACGTGGCTCATATTCGGCTTTTATGGCGTTTATTTTTTCTTCCTTCGTCGGAATGTATTCAATTACTGGTGCATCTTCAAATACACCAGCCTTATAAATTTTTCCATCGAGAAAGGCATCTAACATGTCATCCCCGCCATATATATATTGGGCTGCATCCGGATATTGTTCTTTAGCTTGCTTAAGCAAAGCCTCTTTACCGATAGGTACTAACATATTATCTACAATTGATGTGATGCGTTTCCCTTCCGCATCAAGGACGTGGATATAATTATTCATATATACCTCCTAATTAATGAAAGGATTTAATAATGAATAGTACCATTAAGCACTACCCAAGAAATGTGTATCTTCGCATGCACCGCCAAAGTGCGTGCGTTGAAACGCTTAAAAGTATTTATAAAAAATGGCTGCCTACTCGTATTGGAATTGTGAGTAAATCAGCCATTGAATCATATCGCATTGCCTATGATCATATTCAATCAATTTCTAACATTCCTATTAACTTAATCAAATATTCTGATATGCAATCCGTGATTGATAGCATGAGAGATAACGGCCTTTCTTATGCATCTGCTAAGAAGGTACGCACGTTACTCTCATTACTGTCTAAGTATGCAATTGTTAATGACATTGATATTAAGGATTACACCTCTTTTCTTAATCTTGGCCATGATGTCAGCGTATATCCTCACAAGCCATTCACTCGCCAACAGATTAATCGATTATGGAGCCTTAATACTACCGCTACTTACGGAGTTTTAATACTCCTATATAGCGGAATGCGATGCGGTGAATTGCTATCGTTACGTAAAAACGATATTAACCTCCGCACTAAATGCCTTATAGTACGTCAATCTAAAACTGATGCTGGCCGTAATCGGTTAATTCCTATTCATAGTCGAATATTACCAATAGTTTCAACTCTGTATCAGAATTCATCTGACAAGATATTACCTATTTCTTATGCTCAATTTAGCAAGCAATTTAAATCAGTAATGACAGCTATCAAATGTTCCCATTCAACACATGACTGTCGTCATACAGTAGCTACTCTACTAGATAAATACGGCGCATCACCTACTGCAACTCGTGCTATTCTTGGGCATAAACATGGCGATATAACTACTAAAGTTTATACACATAAGGAATTGCGAGAACTCCGCAAAGCCATTGAGTTATTGCCATAGAACCAATGGGGAAAATCACTACGAGGAAATGATAGTTCATGGTATTTACAAACGACTAATTTTCCAATTGCATTTATTGAAGTATATGTGGTTACAACAGGACTACCAGATAGTGCCAAAGGGCCTTCGTCAAATAACTCCGATAATGCTATAAAATATACAACTACTACAATATCATTTGCTCGATTTGAACACTTCTATATAGCAATTGGTAAAAGTTAGCCAATGGGGAAAGTCAGACATTACAGTTGCTAGGACTATATATGATGGAGCTAGTAACTTTATAATACCTTTTACTTTTCCTCCGTTCGTCGCAGTCACTAACATAGCGCCGTCAACGTTAGATAATGATAATTGGACGAGTAGTGCCGTTAAAGAAATAACAATAAATAACTTCACTTATATGTCTGCACAAAATAACGTTACCTCTATACGTTGGGGTGCTATTGGATTTTAGCCAATGGGGATATATAGCAGATGGAAAAGATATTAATAGAATTATTTCTGTTTCATTATTACTTCCTTGCAATGGTAAATATGTAGCACTTCCAGTAGGTGAATCTAATAATACTAACTTCAATAATTCACTAGATCATCCGTGTGTTGTAATAGCTAAAACGTCAACAGCATTTAAAGTACAAATAGATGACTATATGTCTGGTATAAGTTGGGTATGTATTGGAATCTGTTAACCAATGGGTAAAAACTAAAGAGACTGCACAGAATAGCCCGTTGCCTTTCCCTATATCATATAGTACAGATTTCATTGCTGGGGTTGCTTGCTTCAATGACGGCCCTACCAGCTATGCTCCATGGACTAAAATAAATAATAAAGCAAGCTATTTTGCTGGGTTAAGTGGAGATTGGAGTCCGTATTATGTAAATAAGGAAATAACTTGTATATTCGTAGGGATATAGCCAATGGGGAATAGTTAAAAGAGGCCGTCTCGATATGTGGTATACATCACCTACACAATTTCCAATTGCTTTTACAGAGGTATATGTAGGGGTTGGCAATATATTAGAATCAGCGACTGAGCGTTCTTCTAGTAACTTCGATAATGCTGTTCGTCTTAGCTTAGACAAAATCGAATTTGCAAAATTCGAACATTATTATATTGCTCTTGGCAAATCCTGACCGATCCCCCTCCAATGGGGACAATTCAAAGAAAATCAAACGGCTGTATCTTATCTAATTTCTTACATAGAGATATTTGGCACTGTAACTATGATGAAGGATGAACCTAAGAAATTATATGAAGCAAGTGTTCGAGCAAATAACATTACTACTACTGGATTTGAACTACATAGTGGATATGTTGGAAACCATATTACAAAAGCTATAAATAATGGGTTTTGGATAAACATAGGTCGTGCGTAACCAATGGGGATACAAGAAAAGCGTATACGTGTATGATGGAACAACTTATCCTATTACATTTCCTACTGCTTTTGATAATGAGTGTTCAGGCGTTTGGCCATCAATAGAACATAAAACATCTGTAGGAGGTAATGAGGTGTTCTATCATACTAATAAAAGTACAACTGGATTTACTCTTATCGCAGATGCTAGCCACTCCCCATATACTGTTGATGGTGTAGTCTATTTAACGATTGGGCATTAAGCAGAAATACCAAACGAAAATACGCAACATTTGATATTGGGGTACTTAAATACATTATCGTTTGTGAACCATACTTTGAATTTTAATTGATCATATTCGGTGATTAAATTCCAATCTGCTTCACGTGGATTTTTGTATTCAGACTTAGCAAAGAAGCAGGTGGAATAAGGAATTATCCAATTGTGATATTGTCCATCTTCGCCACTTACTCCCCATTGGCTAAAATCCAATAGCACCCCAACGTATAGAGGTAACGTTATTTTGTGCAGACATATAAGTGAAGTTATT